AAAGATGGATTAATGTTTAATAATTGGAAATGGAGTACAAAAGTATCAAACAAGTTATTTAATATTTATCCTATTTATGATTGGAGAACTGAAGATATTTGGGTATTTCATAGTAAATTTAAAGAACTTCCACACAATAAGGTCTATGATAAAATGATGATGGCAGGTGTAAAGATTAGTCAACAAAGATTATGTCAACCTTATGGTGATGACCAAAGAAGAGGATTATGGCTTTATCATATCATTGAACCAGAAACTTGGTATAAACTAATTGCAAGGGTTAATGGAGTTAATAGTGGAGCATTATACGTGCAAGAAAATGGTAATGTAAGTGGTTATAATAAAATATACAAACCTGAAAATCATTCTTGGGAAACATTCTGCAACTTACTTTTATCAACTATGCCACAAAAAACAAGTGAGCATTATCGTGAAAGATTTGTAAAATTTATTAAAGGATGGCAAGATAGAGGATATTTAAAAATACCTGATGAAGCACCAGAAGATTTAGAATCTAAATGTTGGGTTCCATCTTGGAGAAGAATGTGTAAAGTAATGCTTAGAAATGATTACTGGTGCAAAGGATTAGGACAAACACAACCTTTATCTGATGCTTACCAAAAATTTAAAGAAATAAAAAAGAAGAGAGAAATAAATAAACAATATGAGAAGTTCCATAGTCCAAGCGATTCAGCACCTCAAACAATCTGAGGAGTTCATGAATGACTTTATCAGACAAGCACCCAGCACACGAGGTGCAGTCATCTTTGATGGTTATTCACGTAAAGTCAGGTGGATTCTTCGTGATATTCTTACCTTCCCATACTTCACCGATGAAGTTAGGCTCGGCATCAAGACTGAGATTGAATCCGATGCCTTTGCAGTTGAGGCCATCCATGATAAGATTCCATTGTTGAATCCCGAACAAAGGGCAATGCTTGAAGAACTCGTGGAAGATATGGTGGCAGGAAAAACTATTGAAATAAAAATTAAAACACAATAACTATGGCACAACAAACATCGGTAGATTGGATTTATGTTGAATTAGCAATGTTTATGACTGGTAATTCAGATTTTAAAACTGCAGAAGAAGTATTAAGTCATGCTTTGAAAATGCACAAAGTAGAATGTTTATCATTTGCAGAAGAATGGGAAATAAGATGCAATGAAAAAGATATGGATAGTAAGGAACAATTATACAACGAAACATTTAACAAATGAAACTATTTAACTCAGAAGAAGAAACAATCGCATGGGTTTATAGAAACATTGCATTAGCAATTCAGCCAAAGGACAAAAGTAAGACAATGTATTTATTCCCGTACATTTCGCACTATGCTCATAAGATAGTGGTTGAAGGACTGGGGAAGGAACTTTACAAACATCAACAAGAAACATTAAACAATGACTGACACAATCCTCGAATCAGTATTAGACAAGTTCAGACAACGTTCTGAAGTTGGACAACGAAAGTATAACACTACCTTGGATAGAAAGGACTTGAGCCTGATTGAATGGTTAAATCATGCGCAGGAAGAAGCAATGGACTTATGTCTTTATTTGGAAAAGATTAAACAAGAATTAAAATAAAATAAAAAATGAAAATTCAACAAAAAAAGCCGACAGCAGTAAAATGGTTAAAAGAAGCGTTAATGTCATATTTAGAACTTGAAACCTATAATGATAAACATCATTTAGTTTTAGCATTGTTTGAATGGGCTGAATATTTAGAAAGAGAAGATATTAATAATACCTTTTTAGCTGGAAGTCATCAAGATGATGATAGTGATGATTTCGTAGCATATTATAACAAAACATTCAACAATGACACCCAAACAAAGATATAACGCAGCCCATCTGCACTGGCAAGAACAAAAATATCCTGAAGCATTCAAATCAGGATTTACACATGATCCTCAGATGCCAGTGGTAACTAAGGCAAACGGGTTGACTAACTTTATTTGTAACTATCTTAACTGGTCAGGACACCGAGCAACACGAATAAACGTATCAGGTAGGAAGGTTAAAGATAAGTGGATAAGGTCCACAACAAGGAAAGGAACTGCTGATATTTCTGCCACAATCAATGGCAAATCAGTAATGATTGAAATCAAGATAGGCAAGGACAAACCATCTGAGCATCAACTTGCCGAGCAAATTAAAGAGCGCAACGCTGGTGGTATTTATGAATTTGTTAGTACGGTTGATGAGTTTTTTATGTTATACGATATTTTGTTGTAAATTTGCAATGATGTGTAGCAGCATCAATTATAACTTTTTACCCCCGAGATTTGTATGGTGTCTGCTACCACCTACGAATCGAAGGGGTTCTTTTATTTTATGCGTAAAGATATACATTACGAATTAGGATTCGAAGCAATCGAAATTCAAAAATTGACTAAGCAATCTATTACTGAATGCTTTAAATTAGCCATTGAAATTAAAAAAGTGGAAATTTTGAATAGTATTAGTAAATCACTTAGTAAAGAAGGTGAATTGATTGAAAAATTAGATAATATTATTAACGCATTATATTATAAAAAATGATTAAAACAATTTACCAAGAATATCAATTACTTGGATTAAAGGTTATCCCTATCGAATGGGACACAGTTAATAAATGCCCAGTATCGCACCGAGAATGGCAATCTGATAACTTACCAATTTATGATTATCATAATGCTTTAATGGTGGCAACTGGTAACGATTGGGCAGCATTGGACTTTGATATTAAGAATACTGATGATAAAGAAATTTTTAACAAGTGGCTAGCCATTGTCAAGAATCAACAACCTGAAATCTTAGACAAAGTATTTATTGAGGAAACTAGAAATAAAGGATATCATGTTTGGATTAAGTATAAACACTTAACCAAGAAACTATCATTAGCAGATTCTGTTCAAGGTGCTGAGGTCATTGCATTATACGCTGAAGGTCCTTTGGTTTATACTTATCCAACTGCGCAATATGTTGATTATCACAATAGTATGCAAGATGTTGAATACTTAACTTTAGAAGAATATAATTACCTTCTTGAAACATCACAGTTTTTTAATGAGTACAAACCTTCTTACGATCCAAATAAAAAAGCAGTTAGTTACCCAGTAGGATTTGAAAAGAAACTGATTTCATTTGATACATTAATTACTGATGAAACATGGGATGAGATACTTAATCAAATAGGACTAGAAGTTATTAAAGATTTTAGGTATAATAAGAAAGACTTCTTTACTGCATATCGAAGAACGGATTCAGCATCTCAGCAAATATCTGCAAAGGTATATTTCAAGACAAAGAGGTTGATGCTATTCTCGGCATCACTACCACAATATCCAAACTGGCACAATAAACATAACTACGATGTTTGGGCATTGCCACCATCGTTTGTATTATTTTACAAAAACGATAGGGATTGGGAAGCAACGATTCAAGAAATTGATATGATAATTGATTCATTAGGAATTGACATCGAAGAAGAAACGAAACTTATTTCTAATCAGGAGTTCCCTTATGAGATATTCCCTGAATCCATTATAGCATCATTGTTTGAAGTTGCCAAAGGTCGCAGCCTTGCGCCTCACTTCTTAGCTACTTGCGGATTGTGGACAATTTCAAGTCTTGCTGGTACAATGTACAAATCTGATTTTAATGGTGATGCGCGCAATATCTTATTTTGTTTAATGATTGCACCTATCTCAGTAGGAAAAACACCAGCTTACAAAGCAATGTGTGAAAAACCATTGGAGCATATTATGAAAGATTATGACATTCAATTTGCAGCTGATTTGAAAAAATGGGAATTAGAGTTAATGGAATCTAAAAACAAGAAAGAACCATTTGTTAAAAAGAAGCCGAGAAGATACATACCATTTGCAGTCGATGGAACTACTGAAGGCTACATCGCACTATCAATGGACCAACCTAACGGCTTAGGAGTTTATCACGATGAAGCAGAAACAATCCTTAATGCTGGGGGTTACAAGTCAAATAATGATTCGGTAAGTTTTTTTACTCAAGCATTCTCAGGTGGAAGGCTCACACAAATTAGAGCGGATCGCGACAAAGAAAGAGTTGTTCCTAATTTAAACATTAACCTACTTATGGGAACACAACCAAGCAGGCTCTTGAATGTTTTTACTAAGGATGCACTTGCAAGTGGATTTACTTCCAGGTTCTTGATGGTAGAATCTGATTACATATTGCTAAATACTGAAGTTGATCCATTTGCTAAAAATAAAGAAATGTCAAACGATTGGACAAAAATTGTCCAATATCTTTATCAGTTAGGTTATGCCTACAACACTGGGCAAGCGCAACAAATAGATATCCAAATGAATGAATCAGCAAAAAAACTATATTCTTATTATTTTAAATTGAATCGCGAACAAGCAAACGTAAGAATACTTAATAAAACAGAATTTCTACTTATAGGTACTGAAGCCAAAATGAGCGCATATTTTTCAAGGTTATGTCAGTTAATAGCAATACTTAACAATCCTATTCAACCCGAAATTACCGAGCAGTATGTTCATTTGGCGTGGCAACTGTATAAGTATTACGCAAATTCAACCATAAGAATAATTATGAAGATGCAAGGCGAGAGCGAAACGGGGTTAAAGGAAGACCTTGAACTACTTTATCAGGCATTGCCATTAACATTTAGTTTCAAAGATGCTGAGGAAACTTGCATTAGGTTAAATTTAAAACCAAATAAGTTTAAGAATTCTTTAAGAAATAAAAATTTTGTTAGCCTATTTTTAAGAAAAGAACATGGTATTTATGCAAAAGTGTAATTCAAAAGTTCACAAAAGTTCACTAAAAGTTCACTTTTTATCCTCTGAAAGGTGCGCTAATGCTAGAAAGGTTCAAAAGTGTGAACTTTTGTATAGATATAATAATTAATATATATATACTATATTTATATACTATATATATTTACTAAGTGAACTTTTGAACTTTTGAACTTATTCAAGCTAGTAAAGGGTTTCAGCGTTTTAGCCTTGAACTTATTTGAACTTATTTGAACTTTTGCATCATTCTTTGAATTAATACTAACTTTGCACCATGACTGCAAGGCAAATAATTGAACAACTTTACCGAAGTGATGAACTTCGAGAATGCTTGTCGAAAATAAAGCCTCAGGATTTGCAAGATGATTTACTACAACATTGCTTTTTAGAACTATTGAACAAGGATGAATCAATTATTGTTAATTTGCATTTAGAAGGTCGTTTTATCGCGTATGTTGCGAAGATGATGTACAACATGGTTAATTGGAAGAACTCCGAATTTAACCGCATTAAAATGCGTGAGGTGTTAACTAATGACTTTAATCACCCAAGCGAAACAATAGAAGAAGAAAATTTGTTACCTTTGGGTAAGTTGCACTGGGTAAGTGAGAAGGTATTAACACTATACGCAGAGCATGGAAGTTATCGAGCAGTTGGTGAAGTAACTGGTATTCCATACCCAACAGTATTTAGAATGGTAAAGCAAGCTAAGATTAAAATTAAAAAACTGATATGAAAAAATTTGATTACCTATTTGAACGAGTTAGGCTCGGCATTGATGTACACCCATCCGAGATAGAGATGGAAGAACTTGTTTCGATAGCGCAGAAGATTTCACCTAATGGTGATTTCGTTTGGAAAGGATGCCAGTCTTGCGTTAATTACATTGTTAAGTTCGTTGATGAAAATAAAAATAGATTAGATGCCACAAAAGAAAAAAACACCATTAACAAAAAGCAATAAGTACATAGAATCACCTGATAAACTTTGGGAATTATTCCTGAATTACGTATCATTTGAGGCTATTAACCCAATGTACAAGGTTGAATATGTTGGCAAGGATGGCAGAATTGAACGTACACCATTAGAAACTCCTATAACCTTTGAAGGATTTGAATGCTACTTAGCAGATAACAATGTGATTAATGATTTAGGGGATTATGCGAGTAACAAAGGGGGTGGTTATGATGAATATTCCACTATCATAACGCGTATAACTAAAAACTGCTTTGTTCATAACTTTAAAGGTGCATCGGTTGGATTGTTCAATCCAAACATAATTGCTAAGAAGTTGGGCTTAGTCGAGAAAACACAAACGGATTTGAAGGTGGAGCAACCACTTTTTAATGATGCTAAATTAATTTGATGTTTCAATATACAACTGCGATAAAAAAGATTCGCAATTTAAACAAGTTTTGCAGAGGAGTCCAGGGTGGCTCTTCTGCGTATTAATCCCCTGAATAGCAATATTTAGGGGATACAATAAGCAGGCAAAACATACGCAATCCTTCCAATCCTTATCGACATTGCAACAAAGACTGCACTAAGTGAGATTAGTGTTGTAGCTGAGTCAATCCCACATCTTAAGCGTGGTGCAATGAAGGACTTTAAGAAAATCATGGTTGAAACGGGTAGATTCTTTGATGATAGATGGAATGCAACGGACTTCAAATATACTTTTGCAAATGGTTCGCAGATAGAGTTCTTTAGTGCTGATAACGATGCGAAGTTACGTGGTGCGCGAAGGGATTGGCTTTACATGAACGAGGCCAATAACATGAACTTCCATAGTTACACTGAGTTAGCATCAAGGACCAAGAAAGGTGTTTACTTAGACTGGAATCCTACTGATGCATTTTGGTTTCACGATGAGTTGATTAATGATGCTGATGTTGATTTCTTGATAATCAACTACATGGACAATGAGGCTTGTCCTGAATCGGCTTTGAACTTTATCAATAAGGCAAAGCAGAAAGCGGATGCAGGCAGTTCGTTTTGGTCCAACTGGTATCGTGTTTATGGCTTGGGTGAGATTGGCTCGTTAGAAGGAACAGTATTTAACAACTGGGTGCAATGCGACAAGATTCCAAAGGATGCGGAGTTTATTAGTTATGGACTTGATTGGGGTTTCACGAATGATCCTACTTCATTGATTGAAGTGTATCGGTACGAATCAAAGATTTACGTTAACGAACTATTGTATCAAACGCAGTTAACCAACTCAGACATCGTGGCAAAGTTGAAAGCGTTTAACGTTAATACTTCGCAGTGTATTGTTGCTGACTCAGCAGAACCTAAAAGCATTCAAGACCTTACCAACGCTGGATATTATGTTGAACCTGCAAGGAAAGGACCTGATTCAATTAAAGCCAGTATTGATAGATTGCAACAGTATGAGATAGTGGTAACTAAAAATAGTCTAAATTTGATTAAGGAATTGCGCCAGTACAAGTGGGCAAAGGATAGGGAAGGCAAAGCATTGAATGCACCTGAGGATGTGATGAACCATGCGATTGATTGCTTAAGGTATGTTGGATTGAATAAATTGTCGCAGTTTGAAAATAGTGGGGATTATTCGTTCGCTGATTCTGATGAGTGGTAGTTGTTGTTTATTGATTATATGGTTATCCTCGTATTTCTATACGGGGATTTTTTTTACTTGAGTAGAAACAAAACACGATTTCATGCTATAATATAGTGATGACTCTTAAGCAATACCAACGAATAGCAGGTTTTTACAACCAAAGTGATGATGAAATTACTCAGGTTGCGCTAATCGTTTGCGATATGTTCAACCTTAGCCATGAGCAAGTTGACAACATGGCACCAGCCAAGTTCATCAAGTATTCCAATAAGGTTACTAAGCAATTCAAGAAGTTAGGTAAAAAGCCATTACTCGGCAGGCTCAAACTTGAAACGGATGCTACCAAAATTACTCTAGGGCAATTTATCGAGGTTCAGCACTTTTTAAAACAAGGTGAGATTGATGCTATGCACTTAGTAACTGCATCAATTTGGGGCGATTCTAGGGCGCATCAAGTTAAAGCAGACTTACTACTGAAAAAACATATAAGATTGATTCTTGCAGACTATACGACCTTTCTACAATCATTTGCAGAGTTGTTGCAAGGCTACAAAGGTTTATTCGAATCTGATGAAGTTGTTGAGGATGATGGCAAGATGGAGAAGCCTCATTCATTCATTGAACAATACGGATGGATTTACTCGGCTAAGGAAGTTGCGCAGCATGAAGGCATTACACTAGACAAAGCATTTGATTTACCTATCTTGCAAGCGTTTAACGCACTAGCATATTTAAAGTCTGAGCAATCCTATCAAAAATACATCAACAAATGAGGGCAGCGCAACATGAAGCAGTAGATTCTGGGTTCATAGATTTGAACAAACTTGATGCAAGCGACTATCAAGATATTGACTTATCAGACATTAAAAACACTTTGGTTGCCATTGCTGGTGCTTATGTTGGCTTGATACATGAGAATGCAACGGGTAAGGATGTGAACTCATCAGGTGATATGATTGAAAATATCAAGCCTACTGAAGTTACAACAACTGAGAATGGTTATTCAATCGGAATTACTGCGCCTGACTACGCAACATACCAGGATGAAGGGGTAAATGGTTGGAAAGTTAATCGTGGTTCAAGGTTTCAGTTCAAGACAAAGGGAACAAGGGAAGGCTCACCTATGTACAACTCACTTAAAGCATGGGTTAATCGGGAAGGTCAATCAGCAAGGAATGTGAAGGTTGGAGTTACACGAAGGGAACGAAGGGGAATGAAGATGCAAGATTCAGAAACTAAAACCATTCTAGCAGCAGCCGCAGGAATTAAACGAAGCGGATTGAAGGCTACTCATTTTTGGTCAGACGCAACAAAAGAAATAAACGCATACATTGAAACTGAATTAGGTATTGCGACAAAGGTTGACATAATTAATAATTTATATCCTCAAAAATGACATTCGAATCAACTCCGCCAGTATATTCATCAGTTAATGACGCGTTAGTGTACGTGGCTTACGATGCTCACGCTGCTGATCCTGCGACCTATCCAAACTACAAATATGTCGGGGAAGTATGGATAAATGGCGTGCAAAAGTTTACGGGTAAATACTTTCCTAATCCTACAACTAATCGCGGGATAATGGATTTCTCATCCGTAGTAAGGGAATACGTTGTTACTACCTTGCAACCAACGGGATCAGGTATTTTGGCGCAAGAACTTGGCGAAGGTTCATGGTCTTTATCGGTAGTCATCAAGATTCGCGAGGAATACTCAGGAACAGTTGGCGCGGTTGTGCTTACTGATTCAACAAGGACATACTTTAATCATTACAACGGCAGGATAAACGACTTTACCATCTTAGGCAATTACGATGATGTTCCAACAACTGACAGACCTATTGAAATCAATTTAACCTTTGCATCTGCGCAATACTACTTGCCTTACTTTAGTGAAACTACTGCATCATTTAATGTGGTCATCACTGGTGGTACTTCAACAAGGACCAAGACAATCACACCAACGGCAGCCAATACTTTGCAGATTCTTAATATCTCGCCATTAGCAATAAATGTTGATTATGCTGGAAACTTTACTGCATCAACTACATCTTACACGGTTGCGGTGGGTGGTGTTACTTACACAATCAATGTCTTATGTCAAGGTATGTATCGTAATTACTACGCACACTTCCTTAATAAGTTTGGTGGTTATGAAACGATGTTATTCAATAAGGTTTCAAAGCGTTTCTATGATATTGAGAAGAAATCATTCAATCAGTTAGCATATCGTGTTAATGGTTCTGGTGTTGTTTCGGTGAAGAGTGGTAACACAATGTATCAACAAAAAACTGATTTCGCTGGTAGGTTTAAAGAAAGACTACGTATGAATACTGACTGGCTGAGTGATAATGAGTATCAATGGTTAGCCCAATTGGTAACATCACCACAAGTATGGATTGAAGATTCAGGCACTCTTTACCCAGTATCAATATCAGGAACAAACTATGAATTTAAAGAACATATCGTTGACGGGTTAATAAACTTGATGATTGATGTAGAATTTGGCGCAACCTATAAAACACAATTTCAATGATAAAATTGTTTGTTGAAAATCAAGAAGTTGATGTTAATGTATCGTTTAGTACGCTGATAACATACGCTATTGATGACATTAAAGACTTCGGGGCGAAGAATACTAATTTTAGCAAAACGATTGTAATCCCAGGTACCAAGCGAAACAATGTATTGTTTGGTAATATCTTTAACATCAATGCTGCCAACGATTACACATCGGTATCGGATAACATCGGCATGAACTTTAATGCTGCCCAATCAGCGAGTGCCATAATATTTGCAGATAACTTGCAAGTGTTTAAAGGTATATTTCGGATTCTTGAAATAGTCATTGAAGATGGGTTCATAGAATTTGAATGTTGCGTGATTGGTGAACTCGGTGGCTTTGTTTCGGCTCTTGGGAATAAGAAGTTAGAACAACTAGACATGGGGATAGCTAATCAAACTTACAATAATACAACCATTGCAAACAGTTGGGACACGATAGCAGGCTCAGGTGTGTTGTATCCTTTGATTGACTATGGGCAGTCAAGTACAAATAAGATTGATTTCGATTATACTTCATTCAGACCTGCACTTTATGTCAAGCAATACTTGACTAAGTTGGTTGAGGCATCGGGTTACACATGGGACTTTCCACTATTGGCAACTGCCTTATTTGATCGGTTGATAATTCCTCACAATGCAAAAACATTGACCAAGTTATCGGACATTTTATTCGATGCTGATGCAACGGCTGCAACTTACACGAGTATTCAGTATGCAAGGTACACGGTCAGCACATTAGGCTCATTTACTGCATCGGTCAACAATGATGTGTTTACTTACACACCAGCTACATCAATCGTTACAAATATCTATTGTGCTTATGCAGGATTGATTAAGTCAACTACTTCAACACCTACAACAGTAACATTCTATCTGAAGCAGAACTCAACCATCCTTGCACAAACTACGATTTCAGTTTCAACAACAAACATACCTTTCGGAATCAATCTAAGCGTAAATAACATCACGTTTGCAACATCTGACAATTTAAAACTTGAGATTAGTTCTAACGTAGTTCAGATTCAACAGTTTGGCGGTGCGTTAACTGTTACTGCATTAACACCTACACAAGTTGAAGTAAATTATGGGGATACGGTTGTCATAAACGATACCATCCCAAAGGGCATCTTACAAAAAGACTTCTTCAGTAGCATTTGTAAAATGTTCAACTTGTATGTGTTTGAAGATTACAACGAAGAAAAGAAGCTCAAAGTTGTTCCGTTCATAGATTACTACGCTGATGCAACTGCAGTTGATTGGTCGCTAAAGGTTGATCGTGCCAAGCCTATGAAGATAAAGCCAATGTCTGAGTTAAATAGTAGATACTACCAGTACAAGTACAAGAGTGATAATGATTTCTACAATGACAACTATAGAAAAAAGTTCAATGAAGAATATGGCAGTTACATCTATGATTCTGAGTATGAATTTGCAAAAGAAACAACATCGGTTGAAATAATATTCGCTAGTTCTCCGCAATACAACTTAGACACTACCGATAAATATTACCCAGCCATTTATAAACTTTCGGACAACAATACCAAAGAAGATAAGATGGATTCTGTTATTCGGATTCTGCAGGCTAAGAAGATATCAGGTATAACAAGTTGGGCATTGAAAAACGGAGGAACAACCTTAGCGAGTTATACGGCTTACGGATATTGTGGGCATCTTAACGATCCAACCTCACCAACATCGGATATTAATTTCGGAATCCCAAAGGAATTGTATTATGATGCAAGTGTTTACACTCAAGTAAATTTGTTCAATGCTTATTGGTCAAGCTACTTAGCTGAGATTACCGATAAGGATTCAAGGTTATTGACTTGCACCATGAAGCTCGCGTATAAAGATATTTATCAACTTGATTTTAGTAAGTTGATTTGGATTGATGGAGTACTTTATAGGCTAAATAGAATAGTTGATTACAACGCAACAAATGAAGATACTTGTACTGGGGAGTTTCTTAAAATCATAAATAGAATCTATTAATATGGCAGATGTAAACATAAAAGCCAGTATAACCGTTGACACGGGAAATACTGAGAGCAAAGTTCAAGGTGTTCAGACGGGGATGGAGAAAGCAGGAAAGACCATTCAAGATACTGGCAACAAAACTAAGGATACAACCAACAACTTCACAAAACTTAAAGAAGGATTGGGCAATCTTCCAGGTCCAGTCGGTTCGGTAGTTAGCGCATTCGATGGCTTGAAAAAAGCATTTGTTGCAATCATTATGAATCCAGTCGGGTTGGTACTTGCTGCCATTGTTGCTACGTTAGGACTACTATACGCAGCATTCACGAATACCTTTGCTGGTGGGCAGAAAGTAGAGCAGATATTTGCAGGCATCAAAGCAACTGCGCAATCCTTACTTGATAACTTAGACAAAGTTGGTAGCGCAATTAAGAATGTATTCACGTTTAATTTTACTGCAGCTAAAAAGGACTTGCAAGATATTGGGG